GCTGTTAGAAACGCTCTGCCCCAACTTGCTAGCATCTTTTTCAGGTCTTGTGTCATCTGTTCCTCCTAGTAACGGGATGTTAAAAAACTTCGAATCCGTGTCGCCAGCCTTTGTAAAACTGACATGGATGTGCTTGGTGTGTGGATTAACTCCGGTGTATTTTCGCCATTTCCAGAAGCTTCGAGCGCTTGCAATCTTTTTGTTAAAGATAACATATGCAATGCGTTTATCTGTTCGGGCTGCAATTCGTATTTGATCGGCAATGTAAGCAGCTGTAGACGGCGATTTGTCGAAATCAGCATCGATATCGAGAGCGCGGACATACCCTGTATCAGGGTCAATGTTATGATCGCTCTTTCTGTTTTGATGCCGTAAATCTCCGATGGTGCCGTCAGAGTCACGCTTTCTGTCAGGATAAGCATCGTCTGCCTGTTCTCTCAGTTGAACAACCGACTTACTTAGTCTTGGCTTCATTGGCTTTCATTTCATCGTAATAAGATTTAAACATTGTAGTGAACTCATTATTACCGTGGTCAATAACTATATATTCCACGCCTGTTGCTTCATCGATAAATATTCTTGTATTTTCCATTTTTATAACTCCGCACTTAGCCCAATGAATTGATTAGTTGCACTCGTTGATTGTATATTTACCACATCTCCTGCTGTGAAAACTCCTGAACCATGGGTGTATGAAACTTCTACAACAGAATTGTTATATGCCGAACTCGTTCCAACAATAGCCCAAGTACCACTTGAATACCGCGTGTCAGTTAAAGCTCTATTTGCAGCGATATTGGCTGTGTCGATAGCCGTTGGTGTTGTCCGTAAAGAAACAGGAAGCGTAAGAGCAAAACGAGCAATTGCTGCCGTAGATGCGTAACCAGTATTACCCATCAAACCAAACTGTGCAGTATCTCTTCGGAAAATCCAATAGTATCTTTGGCAAGCCTCTAATTCTAAAGCAATACTTCCAGTTTGGCGGCTAAAGGCTGAAGCAGTAGATGCAATCTCAATCTGCACACCTGTAATCTGGTAACTATCGTCTGCACCTGCTGTGCCAGTAGGTGTATAAGTAAAGCCAACACCGATCTGAGTTTTAGCACTTGAAACACTTACTGTTTGTGTAAAGCGTTGCCATGATGTAGTCAAAGTGTTGTTTTGCGCGTTAGCAGTAACACCTGTCCAACCAGTCATGTTGTTTGTGGCTTGATCTGTTCCTTCACCTTGATAAACTGTTGACACCAAGATTGAAGATGTAGGGCTAAAGTTAGCACCTGCCTTGGCATAGAATGAAAGTGTGACTGTCTGACCCGCAAAGCGTAATGAATCTATTGTTTCTAAACCTTGACGCAAATGCAGAACATCAGTTCCTGTATTGCCTGAATCTCTTTGACATTTTAGAGCATACTGAAAACCAGCTTGAGTTGATGTTGCTCGTGTAAATGTTGCACCTGCGGCAAAAGCCCCACGAAAACCTAACCAACGATCCGCTGTGTAATTGTAAGCAGTTCCAATAAATGAAGTTCCGCGTTGCCAGATGTCAAAAGCTGCATTGTAAAAAGCGTTTTTACCTGCTACATAAGTTGAACCTACTGCGGGAGTTGTCCAAGTGTAATCAAGGTCTGTCCCTGACGCTTTAGCCAATAATTGTCCAGTAGTGCCACCTTTCAGATCGACAAAAGATGTATCGATCGAATTGCCAAGGGTACGCATCGCAGCTGCGCCATCTTTGACCAGGTCTGTGTCATCTGGGGTTTCCCAGTTAAAGTTCGTAGTATTTGCCATTAGGCAACCGCTCCAATCGCATTATTCCATGTAAGTATACCCGATAAAGTATTCCAAGCCTCGGAGCCTGAAACCTGATCCCAGCGAATTGCAACCTGGGAAAATTCAATTGGGGTCGCATTGATCGTAAGATCGACCCGGTTATAACCTGCCCTAAAAGTAAAACCCTCAACATATCCCTCGAAGGTGCCATCTGAAATGTTATTCGGCAGATTTACAATTTTGATCGGTTGTCCCATAAAGATTGCAATAAGAGCATCACGATCAGCATCATCGATTTCATTGTTCCCAAGAGGAAAAGTGATGGCATCAAACTTGGCTCGTGGATAAGCTTTCAAAGCCAAACGACGATCTGCGACCAATTGCGCATCAGCTGCACCATGGATAACTGTGTTAATTGATTCTGCGTACTTACCAAAATTGGCTATTGAAACCGCATCAGAAGCAGTTTTTTGAGAGCCAAATCCAGATCCGTAATTTAATGTAATGTCGTTTCGGATGTCACCTGATTGTGTAATCGATCTTAATCCAGCAGCATAGGCACTATTTGCATCCAATTCTGTGTAGCCATTTGCAGCCAAATAATCTTGACGATGGGTTGAATCGGCATAACAAATGCGTCCTGAACCATCCTCATATAATTGACCTAAAGCGGATTGAGCAATTAAAGCTGCCAGGCTATATCGATCCACTACATCAGCTGATGACGGACGAGATTGGCAAGTGTAATCACCTGGTCGATCGATCTCGCCAAGTCCTACATTTTCAGCGTTTGCCCAAGTTGTTGCTGGGTTATAAGAACTCCAAGTCAAAGATGGCGCAGTTTCATTCCAAGAATTAACCAAAAGATCAGACAAAAGAGCATAAATCTGATCTCCGTCCTCATCCTGAGCTAAGGTATCAGTCCAAGTTGATTTTGAAAGTCGAGACAAAGCACCCACCGCGGTTATGTTTGCAGCAGTTGTAAATCCTGTGCTACCTGCTTGGATAACTTCGATGCTGAAATCGGTAATAAATCCACCGAAAATTGGCACATAAGTACCAGCTGAATTTTGAAGTTCAATTGTTAAGGAGTCCGTAACCTTAAAATCAAATGCCTCATTGCTAAGATTAATTAACTGAATATTGCCATAACCGGCTTGTGCTTGTTGCTCAATAGTTGTACGACCGCTCGTAATCGTAAGATTAGAAATCGTTGTATTTGCGTAGTTATTGGCGTTTCCATTAATGAGAACCTTCCAAACTGGAGACCAGTTGCTCATACTGTGGCGACCAAACTTCTTGATCCATTAGTGCCACGCATATTTGAGGATTGGATAATGTCCACAATTTGACGGGCAACGCCTTCCTTGTCCAAGGCTCCGGATACACTGATGTTGTAAGTATCACCAGATGTAGCAGCTTCTGCTTCTCTGAATGATCCAACATTAAATGAACCCATAGCACTAGATGCAGCACTTGCTGCGTTTGATGCCGTTTTAACCGCACCAGTAGATCCTGAACCGCTTGGCGCAGAAATTGTTGGTGCTGTGTAGGTTGAAGTGCTTACCTTTGGGGCTGAAACTTTTGGAGTTGTAAATGATGGCTGAGAAATTGGTTTGACATCAGGCAAGATTGGGATTGTGTTATAAGCCTTGATAAGAGCGTTAATTCCATCAATCGCACCAGATACCAGGGTACGGATTACATTGATAACTCCACCCACGATGTCCACAACACCAGCAGCAATCTTGGCGACAAATGAGATCGCTCCACCCAAAGCAACCGTAAATACTGGAACTATATAATCAACAATAAATGAACCAAGTGCTTGAAAGGATTCCTTGTTTCGTTCAATTGCTTGTTTTAATGGATCAAAGATTTGTATGAACTTACCAAAGCCCGGAACAACTTTATTTACAATAACATCAATTAATTTTTGAATGATAGGCAATAAGTTATAGCCAATTGCCTCGACGCCTTCATCGAAGGCTACCTTTAGTCGATCCATTCGACCTTGGAATGTTTCAGCGTTTTTAGCAGCTGCGCCACCAAAGAGTTGGCTAAGTTTTGATTGAACATCCGTAAAGGACATTGCTTTCAATTCAGCGCTGGATAATCCAATACCCAATTTGCCAAGAGACGCAGTATTGCCGTCGTAAGCCTTACCCAAAGCATTGGCTACACCTTCAAGTGGCTTGCCTGTCTGAGTTGAAATATCTAATGCAAGGCTAAGTAAATCTTGAGCCTTTGAAACATTGCCAGTTGATAAAGCCAAGCGAGCAAGTGCTGGGCGAAGTTCGTCGTCTGCTACACCAGTAGCGCGTGCCATCTTGTCGATGGAATCCTCAGTTGCAGCAATCTGAGCCTTAGTTGCTCCTGTTGCGTTTTCTAGTGCTGAGGCTAATTTAACCTGGCTTTGTTCATCGGCTAAAGCAGCCTTAACGCCATCAACGCCAATCTTGACTGCATAGGCTCCGGCAGCAGCTGCTGCTGCTAAGAACGCGGCACCTGCAACCTTGCCAAACTTTTCTAATTGTGTAGCGCTCTTTTGGACATCGCCATTAGCAGCCTTTAACTTCTTATTAAGGTCATCAACATCAGCAAGGATCGAAAGTTTAAGGGTTCTATTACCTGCCATTAATCCCACTCCTTCAAAATGTTGCTAAATGCTTCCTCCCACTTACGAACTAGATCCGGCTGGATCTGTCGAAGGGTTGGGTAGATAAAGTAACCGGAATTACCTCTGCCCTTATTTGGTGTTCGCTTTGGGAACTGCTTAAAGCGATTGGAACCAAACTCCATACCGTAAAGCAAATCTAAAGTTGAACCGCCACCGCTGAATTTCTGACGAGCAAAGCCGTAACTAAACTCACCGATCTTTGATGTTTTGCTTACCTTAACTCCATCAGCAATACGGCGAGCAGCAGTACCTGAAACCGTGCGAGTCGCTGCTGCGATCTTAATCTGTCCAGCAGCATACTCAGCAAGATTAGAACTTTCCTTTTTAGCAGCTTCGATGGCTTCATCGTCCATCGCTTTGAAAGCCCTGGTAATACCGCGTAAATCTGATTTGTCATAAGCGATCTTGACTTCATCTGCCATCCGATCGCTCCTTCAAAATATCTATTGCG